TCAGCCAGGCCGGCGGCTCTCCCAGACTGGCCAGACCCGCGCGGTGCGGTGCTCATAGTCGACGACGACGCCGCGGACCAGCTGCCGGATCATCGTGCGCGCCGTGTCGATCGGCAGCTCGTCCCAGTCGTCGAGGGCCTCGCGCGCTACGCGTGACGGGTCGTTGGGCACTGCGACGGCGCGGCGCTCGGCGGCCTCGAGCTCGCCCTGCAGCTGTGTGCGTCTGCCGGAGATTTGGTCGCGAGCGGCGACGTATGCCTGCTCGGGGACGACGCCGGTGGCGTGCTGCACGGTGAGGTTCGTGAGCGCGAGGTCGAGCTTGTCCCGTTCGGTGCGTAGGCGCTTCGCCTCCGCTGCTGCGGCGTCCGTGGAGAGCGCGGCGGTGGGGATGCGGTTCTCGACGTCGGCGGCGAGTTCGCGGAGCCAGTCCATGAGGGCGCCTTCGACGATGGTCCGCGTCATCGACCACGGGCCATGTCCATCCGGTCGGCCGAGCGTGACGCACCGGTAGGAGACGAACGGCGGCCGCGGCCGGTTGCCCCGCGCACGGGACGTCTTCGCGACGGTGAACCCGTTCATGGGCGTGCCGGCCGGCGTACACGGACACAGCGCGATGCCGGAGAGCAGGTATCGACGCTTGACCTGTCGCTCGGCGGCGCGCGCATCGCGCTCGCGCCGGTACGCCTCCCACGTGGCGACGTCGATGAGCCCCTCGTGAGCGCCCGGGTGCACTTCGCCGTGGTACGCCACCATCCCGGCGTGTACCGGGGAGTCCAGGCACTGCGTGATCGTCGACTGCTCCCATGTGTCGGCGTGCATCGGCTTGATCCCGGAGGCATTGAGCCACCGGGTCAGGTCGCGGATGCCCGCGCCGGCGATGTACCTGCGGTACGCCTCGGCGATGTACGGCGCACGTTCGGGGTCCGGGGCGACGGCGCCGTCCTCCCACCGCCAGCCCCACGGCAGTTTGCCCCCGGGCGGTAGGCCGCGGCGCACACGGGATGCCTGCACGTCGCGCCAGGACTCGCCGATCGCTTCCGCGCGGTACGCGTGCATTTCTGCGAGCACTCCGCGCTGAAATCGGCCTGCGGCGGTGGTGACGTCGATGGGTTCGGTGGCGGACTCGAGGCGGCCCCCCGCCGCTTCGACGCGGTCGAGGGCGACGTTCCAGCGCAGCCGGTTGCGGGCGTACCGGGAGAACTCCCAAGCGACGATGACATCGACGTCGCCGGCTTCAACGCGGGCGATCGCGGCGTCGAGGCGTGGCCACCACGCAGACTTCGCACGCGAGCCCGACTCGTCGATGGCTTCGACCCACTCGACGATGTTGTACCCGTGGCGGGTGGCGTGGTCTTCGATGGAAGCGCGCTGCAGTTCGGGCGACAGCAGCCGCTCGCCGCGGCCACCCTCCTTGGACACCCGGATGATGCCTAGCGCCCGCCGTCCAGCGTCGGGGACGGCTCGCAAGGCGCGGCGGGGAGCCACGTCAGACCGCCCTCAGGTAGCGCCGCACCGGCGCCGGCGCGGCGACAGCGCGGCCGAGGATGCCTTGCCATGCCTCGACGACGTAGGTGGCTACCTCGAGTTCCCGGGCGATCGCGCCGACGTGCGGGCCGTGAGCGCGCTCGGCGAGCGCGTAGTCGACGGGCGAGATGAGCATCCGCGCGGCGTACTCGTTTGCCCGCCGTTCGCGCGCGGCGAGGGTGCGCGGGTCGTCGGTCCACTCGTCGGCGTGGTGCCAGTGCCCAAGCTCGTGGGCGAGCGTGGAGCGCTGCAGCACCTCGGACATGCGCGGGTTGATGACGATCAGATTGTGGCTGTGCCTGTACTCCCCCCTGCGGCGACCGAGGTCGCCGTACTTCACGTTGACGCCGTTGCGCTTCGCGAAGTCGAACAGGTCATCAATCAAGGCTGCTCCTCACGGGCCTCGTCCTCGGCCTCCCAGTCGGGCGCGTCATCAGCGACGGCGCGCAGCTCGCGGACCTCATGGTCGGTAGGGGCACTGACAGGCCGGCGTAGCTGCAGCACGTCCGCAGCGGGGCGCTCGCTGCGGGCGAGGATCTGCTCGGCAGCCGCGATGAGCTCGTGGGGATAGACACGTAGGGCGGCCGCGAGTTCGGCGACCTGGTTCACCTTGATGTCACGCTCGGCGGTGAGGATGCGCATGAGGGACCGCTCGGGGATCCCGGCTGCGGCGGCGAGCTCGCGCACGGTCATGCTCGCGATCGTTCGCTCGGCTCCGATGGCCTTGGCCACGGCCTGGTTCATGTCCATACGGGCAGCATAACGACCAGATTCGGCAGCAGCAATGCCGCTATTGGGTACCGGTTTGGGTTGTTCACTGCCCATTTGGGCATTACGGTTGCCCACATGGACAGCACCTCCTACGCGGCGCAGGTCGCCGCGAACATCGAGAAGGCGATCGGGGACGCCGGCCTCTCGGTGCTCGGCATCGAGCGGGAGACGGGCATCCCCCGCAGCACCCTGCAGCGACGCTTCAAGTCGAACGGTCTCTCTCCGTTCAGCGTCGCTGAGGTCAAGGCAATCGCCAACGCGACCGGCACCACCGCCGCCGCCCTCACCACGGTCTACGCCGCCGACGACGCGGAGGCGGCCTAATGGCCGCTCCACCCACTCGCGAGCAGGCCCTCACCGCTGCCGCCGCCTGCCTCGCCGAGGCCCGCCGCATCCGCGACGCCCTCCCCGTCGAGGAGGCCGCCCGCCGCGCTCACCGCGCCGGCGGCCCCTCCATCGCGGAACTCGAGCGCCGCATCCGCGCCCGCCGGGCCGGTAGCCGGGCCGCTGCTGCCGCCTGACCCGCAGACGCCGAAGGCCGGCCCCGCGCCAACGAGTACCGGCCAACGTCGATCGAACTACGACAGGGAGATCTTCCCATGCGCGACCTCCTCACCGCCCTGCTCATCACCCTCGCGGTGGCGCTCGCGGCCCTGGGCCTGTGGCTCGGCTTCACCGGCCCTGTTATGTCCGGGGCGCAGGGCTTCGCCACCTGGATGTTCATCGCCGCCGGAGCCATGGTGCTGCGCGCCCGCCGCATCCGGCCCGAGCGGAGGTGGACGCGATGACCGTCGCCGACCTCCCCTCGACGTCAGCGGCCACCGCGGCCGGCGCCCGAGCCCGCCGCTACGCCGGCGATCTGTGCACCACGGCGCAGGTCGAGGCGTTCATGGCCGCCGTCGGCGCCGTGCGGCCGGGCACGGAGTTCTCCGTGAACCTCATCCGCCGCCAGCTCGACGACGCCGCGGTGCCGACCGCAGCGCGGTCGGCCCTCTTTGACCGCGCCGTCGCGACCGGTCTGGTCGAGCGCGTGTGGGTCACCACGGCCGGTCGCCGCCTGGCCGTCGTCGAGCCGTCCACCGGCCGCAGCGCCAAGGGCGCCCGCGTCCGCGTCTACCGCCGCACCGGCACGCCCTACCGGCCCGCCGGCGGGTGACGGCGTGACGGACGACGACTGCGGCCACGGCTGGCGCAAGGGCGAGCGCACCCGCGGCGGTTACCTCGCCTGCCCCACCTGCCGCCGCACCCAGGCCGCCGCCGTCGACCGCCTCGTGCGCATCCCCGCCCCACCCGTCGACTGGCAGGCCCTGGCCGCCGGCGACACCAACGACTGACCCGCTTCCCCTCCCGCAGGAGCCCCTCATGACCGAGCCCCATCTGTCCGTCGTGGCCACCGACCAGCGCCCGCAGAACGCCTACCCGACCCCCGCCGACGTGCGCCGCCGCCAGATCGCCGACGAGCTGCTCGACGTGCTCGAGGACGCCGCCGGGCACGCCCACCCCGCCACCACGACGGCCGTCGTCGACGTGCCCGTCGTCAACGTCCCCATGCGCCGGGAACTCCCCCGCGCCGAGGACACCTTCACCGCCCGCGTGGTCGACGAGGACCGCCCGGGCGCCCCCGCGCACCTGGTGCACGGCGTGACCCACTGGCGCATCCACGACGGCGCCCTGTCGCTGTACGGCCCGCGGGACGCCGACGGCCGCTCGATCAAGCTCCAGACGATCAACCCGCTGCACTGGACCCGCGTCGAGCGTCTCGCCGGCGGTGCTCAGTGAACGCCGCCCACGCCCCTCAGGTGGCACCCGCCACCCGCGTCGACCCGCGCACCCTCGTGCTGGCCGAGAACGTCCGCCGCGCCGTCGTGCTCGACACCGACTTCAAGCGCGACATCGCCGCCCGCGGCGTCCGCCAGCCGATCGAGGTGCGCCACGACCCGCTCGGCCAGCTGATCGTCGTCACCGGCCAGCGCCGCGCCCTCGCCGCGCTCGAGGCCGGCCTCGACGAGGTCCCCGTCGTGCTCACCGAGGACATCGCCGACGAGGCCGACCGCATCGTCGAGCAGCTCGCCGAGAACCACCACCGCGCCGGCATCACCGCCGCCGACGACGCGGCCGCCGTCAAGCAGCTCGCCCTCTTCGGCCTCTCCCCCGCCCAGATCGCCAAGCGCACCGCCCGCCCCAAGGACGAGGTCAACGCCGCCCTGGCCCTCGCCGACGCCTCCGAGGCCACCCGCACCGCGCTCGCGGACGTCGACCTCGTCACCGCGGCGAAGATCGCCGAGTTCGACGGCGACGAGCAGACGGTCGCGCGACTGACGGCGCTCGCGGCCGACGAGCCGCAGCGACTGGACCACGAGATTGAGTGGGCCCGCCGCCGGGCGACCGAGCGCGCCGCGATCGACGCCCGCCGCGCCGAGCTGGTGGCCCAGGGCGTGAACGTGCTCGACGAGGCACCGCGCACGGGCGTCGCCGGCGCCACCGCGGCGTGGCTGTCCGACCTCACCGACCAGCCCAAGGCCGACGGCACCGCCACGCCGATCGACCCGACTGCCCACCAGATGACCTGCCCGGGCCACGCGGTGCACCTGCCCGACGCCGACCTGCTGGCCGACGGCGAGGTCCACGTGCGCGAGCACGTCTACTGCCTCGACTGGCAGACGCACGGGCACTTCAAGCGCTCCGCCCGCAACACCGCGACCGCCACCTCCGGGCCCCGCCCCGAGGACACCACCGCCGAGCGCCGCCGCGTCATCGCGAACAACAAGGCCGCCGACGCGGCGATCGCCGTCCGCCGCCGCTTCCTCCGCGAGACCGTGCTCGTCGCCTCGACGCTCACCGCACTGCCCCACCTCGCCGAGTACGTCGCCGGCATGCTCGCCGACCACCGCGCCCACCTCTCCGGCTACGCCGTCGGCCAGGCGCTCGAGGACCTCGACGCACTCGCCGCCAACGGCGCGAGCCGCGACCCGAAGTCCGCCGTCCGTCACCTAGTCGCGCTCGCGGCCGCCGTCGGCGAGACCGCCCTCGACCGGGAGTTCTGGCGCCAGCCCGCCTCCACCTACAGCAACACCACGCCCGCCGGCGTCCGCCACCTGCAGGCCCTCGAGTCGTGGGGCTACGCCCTCGCCGACGTCGAGCAGGAGTGGCTCGACGCCTACCTCGCCAAGAAGAAGGGCTGATCCATGGCCTGGACCACGATCGACGTCGAGCGCGCGCTCACCCAGTTCGGCGCCCTGCTCCGCAGCATGCCGACGCCGACGCTCTCCGCCGTCGCTTCCGCCGGCACTACCGCGCTGATCCGCGACACCTTCGACGAGGCCCTCCGCGACGCCCGCCGCGAGCTGCAGGAGGCGCTGGCGGCCGCCCAGCGGGAGGCCGACACCCTCGCCGTGCTCACGAAGTTCCGCATGGGCGCCGCGCTGGACCCGCGCCTCGACGAGGACCAGCTTCTCGTCGAGTGCATGACGCTGCTGCACCTCGGCGGCGCCGGCGTCATCTCCCAGGCGCACGCCCGAGTCGCCGCCGTCGCGATGCTCGAGGGATGGCAGCAGCGTCAGCAGCTCGCCGCGACCGGCCGCCTGACGGCCCGGGCGCCCCACACCCCGCTCGCGGGGGTGGCGGCATGAGCAGGACCCGCCAGCCGATGCACCCCGACGAGGACCGCCGCGCCTACGTCCTCGCCTCGCTCGAGTACGGCGTCAACCCCCTCGTCGGCCGCTGGGACGCCGACACCGACCACGACACCGATCAGGAGCACGCATGACGACCACCGAGAGCACCGCGCCGCTGGAGCCGGCAGACCTGCCGGTCGGCGGACGCGTCCGGCTCGCTCACGGCTCGAACACCCGCGGTTGGTGGACCGTGCGCGCGCACGTCAACGAGCGGTACGCCATCGCTACCCGCCAGACGCCCTTCGAGCGCGCCGGGACGCTCGAGTACACCGTCCTCGACTTCGAGCTCGGGATCCGCGGGGCGATCAACCTCATCGGCTACGGCTACGGCGACGGCACCTACAGCGATGAGCAGATCGCAGCGATGGCCATCCAGCTCGCCGCCGACCAGCTCGAGGTCTCCCACCGCAACAACGTGCCGATCGAGGTCATCGAGGTGCGCCCGTGACCACCGTCATCAACATCGACGACGTCGCCGCCCTCCGCCGTGCCCTCGGCGGCAAGGACATCGACGTGCAGGTGCAGCGCGCCTCGCTGCGCACGGCGCTCGCGGCCGTCCTGCCGCACGTGGGCGACCTCGTCTCGCTCGACCGGGTGCGCCTGCAGTTCGTCGACGACACCGGCCTCGTGGCGATCGGTGCGTCCGGCTACACCGTCGCGATCGCCCAAGTCCGCGTCGACCACGTCGAACGGCTGCCCGAGCTCGCCGTCATCGACATCGAGGCCCGCTCCGCCCGCGAGGTGCTCGCCGTCCTCGTTCCGCCCCGCGACAAGGACGCCCGCGGCCAGTGGAACACCGAGTCGTTTCGCGTCACCGCGACCAACGAAGAGGTCACCTTCACCGAGGAGGGCGCGATCCTCGAGGGGCGCTCGCTGACCGTCCCTCGCCTGCCCCACACGGACGACGAGGGCCGCCCGACGATCTACCCCGACTTCCCGCGCAAGATCGCCCAGCTGCTGGACGCCCCCGTTGCAGAGGCCGGGGAGGTCGACGTCGCGCTCAACCCCGACCTGCTCGGCGCCTGGATCAAGACGGCCAAGGTTCTCGAGACCTCCCTCGAGGTCTCGCCCCGCCGCGGCCACGTCGACGCCCGCCGCGGTCTGTGGGTCGTGCGCGCCGGCTACGAGCGAGTCGTCGGCGCGCTCGTGCCCATCCACGCCGACGAGGACCACATCGACAACGTCTCGCCGATGTGGTCGCGCCTCCTGTGGCGCCTCGTCGCGGATCTGCCCACGACCCCCGCCGGCGCTGCCGGCTCCACCGACGACGAGGAGACCGACCGTGACTGACCTCGACCTCGACGCCGTCGCGACCCGCTTCGCGGCCGCGCTCGACGCCCGCCCCAGCAAGGGCGGGTGGCTGCAGGACGACAGCGGCCGGCCCACCGAGGCGCGCGTCGACGCCCTGTGGGACTCGGCGTCCGACGTGCCCGACCTCGTGGTCGCGCTGCGCACCGCCCGCGAGGCGCTCGGTGCGATCCTCGTGCGGCACCTGACCGACGGCGTGCCCGCCGACGTCGCCGCCGAGCGCGCCCGCCAGGACGCGAAGTGGGGCCAGCAGGATCACCGCGACGGCACCGGCCCCGCGGTGCGCCCGCTGGCCGCACTGCTGGCCAACGTCCACGCCCAGGCCTCGGCGCCCTGGCTCGCGGCCCGCGCGAAGGCCGAGTGCGAGGCGGCCTTCGCCGCCGGCCACGGCACCTGGCGCCACATCCTCATCGAGGAGGTCTTCGAGGCGTTCGCCGAGGAGGACCCGCAGCGCCTGCGCACCGAGCTCATCCAGGTGGCCGCCGTCGCCCAGCAGTGGGTCGAGTCCATCGACCGCCGGACCGCGGCCGCCGAGCCGCTCGGGAGCGACCAGTGAGCCCCGCGGCAATCGTGACCACGGCCGCCGCGGCCGTCGTCGTCGCCGGCTCCCTGGCCGTCGTCGGGCTGGCGTGGGCCGAGGCCACCGCCGCGCGAGAGGAGGCCACCCGTGGCTGACACGGCCCGCACCGGGCAGCAGCTGGCCGACTGGATGGCCGTCGACCTCGACGCCGTCGTGCCGTGCGGGACGTCGGACTGCGACCGCGAGGCGGTCGCGATCATGCAGTGCACCGCGTGCAAGGCCACGGCGGCCCGCGGCGCGTGCGACGTGCACAAGGCCGAGGTCGAGGCCGACATCCGTGCGCACGCGGCCCGCGGCATCTACCTCTCCTGCCGTACCTGCCACGCGCACCCTGCCGACTTCACCTGGCGAGCCCTGTGACCGCCGCACACCGCCCGCCCGTGGTCGGCCGCCAGCGCACCCCGATGACGCCCGAGGAGTACCGCTCCCAGGTCGCCGGCGACATGTCCGAGGCCACCCTCCTCGAGAAGGTCCGCCGCCTCGCCCGCGAGCTCGGCTACCTCACCTACCACACCCACGACAGCCGCCGCTCCGAGCCCGGCTTCCCCGACCTCGTCCTCGTCGGCCACCGCGTCATCTACGCCGAGCTCAAGCGCATGACCGGCCCCACCCGCCCCGACCAGAAGAAGTGGCTCGCGGCGCTCGCGGCCGGCGGCGCCGAGGTGCACCTCTGGCGCCCCATCGACCTCCTCGACGGCACGATCACCGCCGTCCTCACCCAGAAGGACTGACCCCATGCCGAAGACCACGCTCTACGCCATCACCGGGCTGCCCGTGCCACCGCGCCAGCTCGGCGTGCTGCAGCGCCTCGACCAGGCTGCCGAGCTCTGCGCCGCCGACACGGGCGACTGCCAGCACGACCACGAGGCCGAGTTCCGCGCCGCCGTCGACGAGATCCTCAAGGGCTACGGCTTCGAGGTGGCCGGCGAGTTCACCGAGCACTCCTGGGGCGGCCTGCACAAGGACACTCTGCTGCTCGACGTTCTGGCCGCCCGTCGCCTGCCGGACGCCGGCCCCGTCGTGACGCTCCCGCACGGCGTCGCGCTCGACGCCTGGGAGGTGGCCACCGCCAAGGCTCCCGCCACCGACCAGTCGCTCCCTCGGCGCATCACCGTCAACGACCTGCCCACGCCGGCGATCGCCCTGGTGCAGGGGTGGGAGGACGACCGCACAGCCCGCGTCGCCACCCCGGCCGTCCTGCTGACCAACTACCCCCACTCCGACACCGTCGATGTCGCGATGCAGGGCGTCGGCGTCCTCGAACACTCGCTCGAGCAGTTCCGCGCCGACATCGACGACGCCGTCCTGCGCCAGGCCCACGCCGGCGAGATCTACGCCGCCCTCCTCGACGCCCTCGCCGACCACCTCGACAACACGCCGCAGTGGATCCCGAACCCCTTCCGCGCACCGGCGCTCGCGGCGAAGCGCGCCGAGCAGATCCGCCTCACCCGCGCCGCGGCGGCGCTCATCCGCTCCGCCCAGGTCGTCAGCGAGCGTGGCAAGGCGTGGACGCTGCGCTACCCCGAGCGGACCCTCGTCGTCGCCAACGCGTGGGCGGTGTTCCGGGCCTGGCGCGATGCCCACCCCGAGGTCTCTCCGGTCATCGGGACCACGCTCGCCGAGCTCGCCCACACCGTGCGCGGAGACCGCTTCGACCGCGTCGTCTGGACCGCGCCCGCTCACGAGCAGGCGACCGAGGAGGGCCGCTTCGACGAGTACCAGCGGGACATCCTCCCGGCCCTCATCTCCAGCGCGCTGCCGAAGGACGAGCGGGTCGTCATCGAGACGCGCGAGACCGAGTCCGCCTACGCCAAGCCGGCCTGACCGGCCCCGGGCCGCACCGACTAGAAGGAGCACCGTGTCCACCACCGCCACCACCACGGCCACCGCCGTCGACCCCGCCGACGAGATCGTCGGCCGCCTGAACTTCCGCGGCGACATCCGGCACACCGACGCGTCGATCGTCGGGCCCACCGACGACGGCCGCTGGTTCGCCCCCGTCTACGCCGACTACAGCCCCGCGCGCGATGTCACGTCGATCGCCTACCGCACCGCCACCGCGCAGGACTTCTCCGACGAGGAGTTCGCCCGCGCCCTGGCCGACATCGCACGGAGGCGGGCGGCGTGAAGATCCAGCACGAGATCACTCAGAGCGGCTCCGGCGCCCTCACCGTCGCCGAGTTGCAGGACCTCGCCTCGGCGCTCGCGCCGCAGGCGCCGGCCGACGCCGCGGTGTGGCTCAACACCCGCGACAGCCAGCGCGAGGGCACCTACTGGAACCTCCGCGTGGTCTGGGAGTCCGACAGCCGTGTCGGCTGAGCTGCGCGGGGCGGTGGAGGGAGCGGTGCGCGGCTTCGCGTTGACCGCGCCGTTCCCGACCGGCCCCGCGACGCCTCACGACCTGGTGAGGCCCCAGGAGACCGCCGTGTACCGGTTCTACGACGCCGTCGGGGACCTGCTGTACGTCGGGATCTCGTGGAACCCCTTCAAGCGGTGGAGCGTCCACCGGCGCCGGGCGGTGTGGTTCGCCCAGGCCCGCCGGGTGCTGGTGGACGTCTACCCGAGTGAGCGCGAGGCGTTGCGGATCGAACGCGAGTGGATCCGCAACGCCGAGCCGACCTGGAACGTCAGGAGCGCAGTGAGTTGATCCGAAGGCGTCGGTGGATCCAGCCGGAGTTCTTCACCAGCGAGGATGTCCTCGCTCTTCCGAGGGACGTGCGGCTGACGTTCATCGGCCTGTGGCTGTACGCGGACGACTACGGTCGCGAGCGGACGAACCCAGCCCTCATCAAAGCCGACGTGTGGCCCGTAGAGGCCGACATCACGCCCGACGTCGTCGAGGAGCACCTGTTGCTCCTCGCCGAGCGGAGCATGATCTCGCTCTACGCCGTCGACGGGCGCGAGTACTTCCAGCTCACGGGCTGGGACCGGCACCAGCCGGTCGACAAGCCGTCCCGATCGAACGTCCCGCCACCGCCGGCGCCGAGCGCTGCCCCGCCGCAGGTCGAACCCTCCCGAGGGCCTCGCGACCCATCCCCCACCCCGCTCGCGACTGAGGGGGGAGAGAGAGACGAGGGAGAGGGAGAGAGCGAGAGGGACGGGTGCAAGGGAGAGCCCGATGGTGAGCACGAGGGGGTCGCCGCCCTCCCGCCCACCGATCCCGCTCACGACCGTTCCCAGCACCCGCCCTCGCCTTTCTGCAAGCGACACCCCGGCGGAACCAGCAAGGCCTGCAAGGACTGCGGCAACGCCCGCATGGCCTTCAAGCACTGGCAGGCCACCCAGATGATCGACGACGACTCCGAGGAGACCCCGTGAGCAAGCACCGCCGGGAGAAGACCGCCCGCGAGGTCACGTGCGACCGCATCACCGAGCGCATCGCCGCCCTCATCGAGCCGTGGACCGAGCACGTCTCGCAGATCGTCCGCACCGACGACGGCCGCGGCCGCCTCGTCGCCACCACCATCGACCAGCCATCCCTCCTCGAGCAGCTCGCCAACCCCGCCGGCGGCTCCACCGCCGGCATCGGCTCCGCCACCGCCGGCTCCCGCATGCCCATCCACGTCGGGGCGCTCGCGGCGCTGCAGGACATCGAGGCCGGCGCGGCGCTGTGGTTCGCCCGGGTGGACCGGCTCGGCACCCACGCTCGCCGCGTGGCGTACCTCGTGGGCCTCGGCGATCGCCACCAGCTGCAGCCGGCGGACCTCGCGGCCGCGGTGCACGAGCTGCACGACGCGATCACCGTCGCTGGCGACCTCGAGCGGGTGCTGCGCCGCATCGCCCAGGCCGCGCCCACCCTGCCCGACGAGACCCTCGGCAACCTCGACCGCGACGTGACGTCGTGGTGGGGGCACGCCCGCGTGGCCACCACCTGGGGCGACCCGCCTCTCAAGCCGCACGTGCCCTGCGCCGCGTGCGGCGTGATGGGCCGCATCCTCGTGCGCCAGGACCACGGGCTCGTCGCGGTGTGCACCGAGTGCGGCACCGTCTGGGACGCCCTGACGATCGACGCCCTTGGCGAGCACGTCCGCCTCGCCTTCGACATGGCGGCCGCCCGGGAGACCGAGCGGCTGATCGAGGCGCGCGCGTGCGCGACCTGCGGCCAGCTGCACTCCCCCGGCCACTACCCGAGCGACGAGATCCTCGCCGCCCACCGCGCCGCTGCGCCGGTCGAGCTGCACGGCGCGCTCGCCTGACGCGTCATACCCACCGCCACAGGAGGGACCACCCCGTGACGACCACCGTGATGCACGCCGGGCGTGCCTGGACCGGCCACACGATCGAGGACGCCTGCACGTGCCCGCAGGCGCCATGCGGACTCGTGCCGCTGGACCAGGCAGCCCCCGACTGCCTCGAGCACGCCTTTACCGCCGGCAAGACGCTGCGCCAGGGGCACACCCCCGCCCGCTGCCCCGGAACCGACCGAGAGGAACCGCCCATGACCGACTTGCCCACGCCGCCCCTGCCGCCGCTGACCGCCGAGGACTTCGTCGCGCCAGGCTTCACGTACCGCGGCGTCCCGGTGGTCGAGCCGGAGGACGGCGACTGCGTGTTCACGCACGGCCACGTCGACGCCGACCTGTTCGTCGCCGCCGTGCACGACTACGACAGCGAGTTCGCGGACCCCGGTGCCGCCGAGGCGCACAACCCCGACGACGTCGAGCACTGGTGGGCCGTGACGATCGAGCCGGCGCCCGAGTGGCGCATCCGGTGGGGCGGCATCACCGCCGATACCCCCGGCGCGTTCCCGGTCACGGTGGTCGAGCGATGACCATCACCTCCGTTGCCGAGCTCGACGCCCTGCCCGCGGGGACGGTCGTCGTCGGCACGAGCGGCACGGCGTACCAGAGCGACCCTGCCTGGCCCGACGCCCTGCCCGAGCACGAGCTCCCGGTTCACGTCGTCTACCGCCCAGACCGCGACCTGCTGGCCGAGGCTCGCGCCGAGGGCGCGCGCGAGGCGGCCGATCGGATCGCAGAGGCGGCACGGACGATCCGCAATGCCCAGCTCGACACCTGGGGATACGTCCCCGACACGGTGGGCCACATCCTCGCTGGCTACGGCCAGGCGGAGGGCGTCGCCCGCCCGTGACCGGACCCCGACACACGAGGGCCGCAGTCGCGCGTGACGACTGCGGCCCTCGTGCTGTACATTCACTCCCACGTGGGTTCGTCGTACCCAAGAGCAGGCCCGGAGCGCTGAGCGCCCGGGCCTTCGTCGTGTCCGGACGGAGGTGAGCGCCTCGTGGCCGTGACCAACGATCCGACTGGCCGGGTCTCGGACTGCACCCGGTGCGGCGCCAAGGTCGAGGAGGCCCTGCTGCTCAAGGGCCTGCGGGTCCGAGAGCGCGACCCGAAGAACCCCGACCGCACGCTGCTGCGCCGCTCCCCCGGCATCGCGGTCTGGCGCACGCTCGACCGCGGCCACGCCTGCACGGTGTGCACGGCCGGCGGTCAGCACCAGCCCGGCAGGGTGGGCCGCGCCAGCGCGCGGGCCCGCAGCTGATGCCCTGCCTCGACTGCGGCCGCCCCGGCGTTCGCGGCCGCTGCACGCTCTGCACCCGCGGCCGCGACCGAGCGCGCGGCTCGCGCCAGGTGCGCGGGTACGGCGCCGAGCACGAGCAGCTGCGCGCCGACTGGCAGCGGCGCATGGACGACGGCGAGGTCGTCACCTGCGCCACCTGCCCGACGGTGCTCAACGGCCAGGCATGGGACCTCGGGCACGTCCGCGGCGATCGCACGCGGTACCGCGGGCCTCAGTGCCTGCCCTGCAACCGCGGCCACCGCGCCGGCTGACGGCGCCGCACCCCCGGGGGCGGGTAAAAGTGCAGGTCAGAGGCCTGCCGAGGACCCGCGCCCAGCTGTCTGCACACGCGCTCAGGTTGGATCCGTTTTTTTGCCCGATTCGGGTTTGTCTGCCCCGGTTCGCGGAGGGGCTGGAGGGCGGTGATCGGCCATGCCGGGACCCCCGAAGACACCGCTCGAGCAGCGGCGGCTCAAGGGCCGCTCGGCCGGCCGGGACTCTGGCGGCCGCAAGCTGCCCGACCCGGAGAACGTGGTCGCGCTGCGCGGCGTCGAGGGCGGCCTGCCCGAGCCGCCGGCCTCGCTGACCGACGACGGGCCCGGGCTCGCCCGCTGGATCCGGATCTGGCGCGAGGCCTCGTGGCTCTCGCCGGCTACGGACGTCGACGTCGTCACGCGGCTGTGCGAGGCCGAGGACCTCTACGCCGGCATGGCTCAAGCGCTCGCGGCCGAGGGCTTCTACGTCACCGGCTCGCAGGGCCAGCTCCGGCCGAACCCGCTGCTGTCCCAGATGCGCGCGACGGCCGCCCAGATGCTGCAGCTCGAGCGCGAGATCGGCCTTACCCCCGCCGCGCGCGGATCGCTCGGCGTCGCCGAGGTGAAGCCGGCCAGCGAGGGATCGAACCCGCTCGAGGCGATCCTCAAGCGCGCCGCCGAGCGCGGACCACGGAGGGCGAGTGGCTAGCAACCCGTGGGCGACGGCGAAGCCGAGATGGCTGACGCCGGTGTCGCCGGCCGAGATGAAGCGCGGCGACGGCGACCTGTACGCGGACCTGATCGGCGCGACGTGCCGGATCACGAAGGACTCGATCGCAGGCGGCGTCGGCGAGCTGCTGCGCGTGCGCCCGTTTCAGCGCCAGCTGCTGCGCCGGGTGTTCGCGCGCCGGCAGGACGGCTACCTCAAGCACCGCACGGCCCTGATCGGGATGCCGCGCAAGAACGGCAAGTCCGAGCTCGGTGCGGGGATCGGTGTCGGCGGGCTGCTGCTCGGCCCGGCCGGCGGCGAGATTTACAGCTGCGCGGGCGACAAGGAGCAGGCCTCGATCATCTTCAAGACCGCGAAGCGGATGATCGAGATGGACCCGTACCTCTCGCAGGTCATCAAGACCTACCGCAACGTGATCGAGGTGCCGGCCACCGGCACGACGTACCGCGCGCTGTCGGCGGAGGCCTTCACCAAGGAGGGCCTGAACCCGCACCTGGTGCTGTTCGACGAGTTGCACGTGCAGCCCAACCGCGAACTGTGGAACGTCATGCAGCTGGCCATGGGCGCCCGTGTCGAGCCCCTCATGGTGGCGATCACGACCGCCGGCGTCCGCACCGACCGGACCGGCATGGACTCGATCTGCTACGCGCTCTACAAGCACGGCGTCGAGGTAGTGAAGGGCGCCGTCGCGGACCCGACGTTCTTCATGGCCTGGTGGGAGCCGGCGGCCGGTGTCGAGGCGCCGCATGACGACCCGCGCACCTGGCGCGAGGCGAACCCCGCGTTCGACGACCTGGTCGCCGCGGCGGACTTCGCCTCGGTGGTGCACCGCACCGAGCAGAACGAGTTCCGGATCAAGCGCACGAACCAGTGGGTGGCGTCCGGCAAGGTGTGGCTGCCGCACGGCGCGTGGGACGCGATCGAGGACCGCGAGCGGTACCCCGGCGGCCCGCCGGACGGCACGAAGGTCGTCGTCGGGCTGGACGGATCGCGGACCGGCGACACGACGGCGCTGATCGGCGTGACCGTCGAGGAGCGGCCGCACATCTTCACGCTCGGGATCTGGGAGCGCGACCCGTTCGACCCGAACTGGCGGGTGCCGCGCGGCGAGGTGAAGGAGACGCTGCGCGAGGCGCGGCGCCGGTGGGACCTCGTCGAGTCCCCGTGGGACGACTACCTGTGGCAGGACGCTGCGGCCGAGCTGCAGGACGAGGGCCTGCCGGTCGAGCCCTACCCGCAGACGCCCGAGCGCATGGGCAAGGCGACGCAGGGCTTCTACGAGTTCGTCACGACGAAGGCGGGCACCCACGACGGGCATCCGGTGCTGGCCCGGCACGTTGCCGACGCCGTGCCCAAGCCGACGTCGCAGGGCTTCGCCCGGATCGTCAAGGAGTCCCCGGACTCCCCCCGCCGCATCGACGGCGCGGTCACGGCGATCTTCACGCTCGACCGCGCCCGGTGGTGGGCGCAGCAGCCGGAGGACACCGGCACGAACTTCTGGTGAGGGGAGGACCCGTGGCCACGATCTACTTCGCCGCCGGGCTCGTGCTCATCGCGGTGGCGGTGGGCGTCCTCGCCGGACCGTGGTGGGGCGTGCTCGCGCTCGGCGTCGAGCTGCTCGCGCTCGGCGTGCTCGAGCAGCGCGGCGCCGCCGCGGCCGCCGCGACGACGGAGCCGGCACCGTGAGGGCCGCGCTGCGTGCCCTGGCCGGCATGACCACCCGCTCGCTGGAGAACCCGGCCCAGCCGCTGCGGGCCGGCTCGGCGATCAGCTCCGCCTCGGAGCTATGGACGGGAGCAGGCAGCTCGGGCGACCCGATGCGCATCGGCGCCGGCCTGCGCTGCGTGATGATCCTGGCCTCGGGCGTCGCTGGCTGCCCGCTGAACGTCACCAAGCGCGACAACCGCGACGAGGTGCACATCCCAGCGCTCGAGCAGCGGGTGTCCGGCGGGATCACCACGCCGTTCGAGATGTGGGAAACCGTGGTGGCCCACCTGGCCACCCGCGGCAACGCCTACGTGCGCAAGGTGCGCACCCGCGACGGCCGCCTCGCCTCGCTGGTGCCGATCCACCCGGACCGCGTCAAGGTGACCGTCGAGGACGGCAGCCTGGTGGGCCTGCCCTGGGTCAAGAAGTTCGTCGTCGACGGCAGGCAAGACAACCCGTTCACGACGCACGAGATCATGCACATCCCCGGCCTGTCGATGGACGGCATCACCGGGATCAGCGTGATCGAGAACCTGCGCCGCACGTTCGAGCTGGCCGGCGACGCCGAGCGCGTCGCCGCGAAGATGTACGAGCACGGCATGCTGCAGGACACCGTCGTGACGGTGAAGGACCGCCTCGACGAGGAGAAGGCCAGCATCCTGCGGGCCCGCTGGCGGGCCAAGATCGGCGGCGTCGAGAACGCCTACGACCCGCTGATCCTCGACAACGACGCCAAGGTCGAGAAGCTCACGCTCACCCCGGCCGACGCGCAGTTCCTCGAGACGCGGAAGTTCTCCACCTCGGAGATCGCGCGGATCTTCGGGCTGCCCGGCTGGATCATCAACGACCAGGAGAAGTCGACGTCGTGGGGCTCCGGCATGGAGCAGCAGCTACGCACGTTCGTGACCTTCTCCCTGCGGCCGTACTTCCAGCGCATCGAACAGCGCGTCACCCGCGAGATTTGCGACCCCGAGACAGAGAAGGCCGAGTTCAAGATCGAGGGCCTGCTGCGCGGCGACTCCGCCGCCCGGGCCGCCTTCTACAGCTCCGGCATCACCAACGGGTGGATGGTGCCCAACGACGTGCGCGACCTCGAGGACATGCCGCACGTCCCCTGGGGTGACGAGCCGTACCGCCCGTACAACGAGTCGGCCGCCGCCCAGGCGGCCGGCACCGACGACGCCACCACGGGAGGCCAAGATGACGACGACGCTGAGTGAGCCCGTGCGGGCCGCCGGGCTGTCCAACGTCCTGGAGTGCCGCACTCGGGCGCTCGCAGCCGCTGCGCCCCGCGTGGTGCGCGCCGAGGGTGACGAGGAGCCCCGGTTCGTGGGGCACGCCGCGGTGTTCGACTCGCGCACGGCGATCGGGGACCCGTTCCGCTGGGGCTGGTACGAGGAGATCGCCAGCACGGCGTTCGACAAGACGCTGGCCGAGGGCGACGCGCGGTTCCTGATCGACCACGACACGTCGCTGCTCGTGGCGCGCGTGTCGGCCGGCGACCTGCGGCTGTCGACGGACGACGTCGGCCTGCTGACGGACGCCGACCTCGACACCGAGCTGTCCTACGTCCGCGACCTGGTGCGCAACCTCGAGAAGCGCCGCATCACCGGCATGAGCTTCGGCTTCTACGTCGTGCGCGACACCTGGTCGACCGAGGACGTCGAGATCGAGGTCGACGGCAAGACCCAGAGCGTCTCGGTCGACGTCCGCCGCATCGAGGAGGTCCGCCTCCTCGAGGTGTCCGCCGTGACCTTCCCGGCCTACGACGACACCGACGCGGGCCTGCGCGCCGACGTCGCGGACGAGATCCGCTCCGCGCGCGGCGTGCCGACCCGCCCCACCACTTCCCCGGCCCCGGCCGGGGACCGCCCCGCGCCGGCCACCGAGGCCACCCGGGACGACGACACCGACCCCGCGCCGGCAGACGCCACCCGGGGTTTCGACTGGCGGCTCGCGCAGGATCGCGCCGCCGCCCTGCAGGCCCGCTACCGGCTCTGACCGGCAGCACCGAAACCCCACGGCCCGACCGGATCCCCGGCGGGCCTTCTTCATGCCCAGGAGGCAACCATGAACGCGCGTCTGCGCAAGCTGCTCGAGGACCGCGCCGCGGCGTGGTCCCAGGTCCAGGACATCCAGTCCCGCCGGGAGCGGGACGGCTACGAGTCCACCCAGGAGGACGGGGAGACCTACACCCGCGCCCTCGACGACGTCGACCGGCTCTCGCGGGAGATCGAGAACGAGGAGCGCGCCGAGCGCCTCCGCGGCGTGATGGACACCCCGGCCCCCGGCCAGGGCGACACCAACCCGCGCGGCGACCAGGAGGGCCGCGACGCCGGCGCCGAATACCAGGCGGCCTTCGCCGGCTTCCTGCGCCACGGCATGGCCGGTCTCGACCGCGACCAGCTGCAGCTGATGCAGCGCGGTCTGGTCAACGACCCGGAGATCCGCGCCGGCGCCACGGCCCCGGGCACCGCCGGCGGCTACACCGTCCCGCAGGGCTTCCTCAACCGCATGGTCGAGACGATGAAGTCCTACGGCGGCATCTTCGGCCTGGCCGAGGTCATGACCACCGACTCGGGCAACCCGCTGTCCTGGCCGTCGAACGACGACACGGGCAACGAGGCGGTCATTGTCGGGGAGAACACCCAGGTCGGCGAGCAGGACTTCGTGTTCGGCAACGTCGACCTCGGCGCGTACATGTACACCACGAAGATGGTGCGCCTGTCCTTCCAGCTGCTGCAGGACTCGGCGTTCGACCTCGAGGCGTTCGTGTCGCGCAAGTTCGGTGAGCGCCTGGGGCGCGGCGCCTCGCGCCATTTCGCCACCGGCACCGGGACGGGCCAGCCGCAGGGCATCACCCAGGCGACGAACGTCCGCCACCTCGCCGCGGCGACGCTCGGCTACGACGACTTTGTCGACCTCGAGCACTCGATCGACCCGGCGTACCGCGCCCGAGCGCAGTACGTCCTGCACGACGACGTTGTGCGGGCCGCGCGCAAGCTCAAGGACGCCAACCGCAACCCCCTGTGGGCGCCCGCGATGGCCGGGGGCATCCCGTCGACGATCAACGGCCGGCCCTACACCGTCGACAACTCGCTCCCGGCGCTCGCGGCCGGGTCGCGCTCGGTGGTCTACGGCGACATCCGCGCCGGCTACATCATCCGCGTCGTCAACGGCGCCCAGACGCTGCGCCTGACCGAGCGCTACGCGGACTACCTGCAGGTCGGCTTCCTCGGCTTCCAGCGCCTGGACGGCAAGGTCCAGGACAACGGCGCCCTCGCCGTCCTGGAGAACGCCACCGCCCCGGCCGAGGGCTGACCGGTCGGCTGAGACGCCCCTGGGGCGGTGAGCCATGAGCTCGCCGCCCCGGGTGCACCACCCACCCGCACGCACCAGCACGGAAGGGAGCCCGTCATGGCCACCACCACGGGCAAGACCAGCAAGGCCACCAGCACCACACCGGCCAAGGAGATCCAGACCCCCGAGGCGCAGCGCGACGTCGTCGCCGCGATCTCCGTGCGCGCCGACGGCAAGCCGGACCAGACCCCCGGCTACGTCGTGATCGGCGACGAGGCCGCGGCCAAGGTCGACGACGACGCCCGCGCCGAGGGCAAGACGCAGGACTGACGCCATGACCGAGCCCACCCCGCCCACCGAGGGCGACGACTGGTTCGTCACGCCGTCCGACCTCGGCAGGTGGATGGGCGGCGTCGCCGTCGACGACAAGCTGCACGAGGCGCTCGGCGCCGCGCTCGAGTGGACCGCCGAGCAGATCGGCCCCCTCGACAACGTCGCGCGGCCCTACTCGGTGTGGCCGTCCGGCAGGCACCTGGTCCTGCCGGACGACCACATCGAGGAGGTCGTCTCGATCACCGACCCCTACGGCGTCGTCACCGACGTCCCGCCGCAGCGGATCAACCTCCTGGCCGGGGTCATCGAGCTCAACACCGCCGGCGCGCTGCGCTCCGGCCCCTGGACGGTGGTCGCCAAGACCCGCAAGCACCACCACTCCGTGGCGCTCGCGGTCAAGATCATCGCCTCGCACCTGTACGAGGTGCACCGCGGCCGCGCGGTCAACTCCGCGACGCAGGCCGTCATGGGCGGCGTGACCCCCGTGGGCGATCCCGACGGGGCCCCGAAGGGGTTCGCGATCCCGCGGCGGGCTGCCGAGCTGCTCGCCCCGTTCCTGCGCGTGTAGGAGGTGCCGATGCCCAGGCTCACCCGCATCTCCGCCGTCGTCGATCGCCTCGTCACGCTGTGCGGCGAGGCGACCGGCCTACAGGTCGTCGACGGGCCCTTCGTCGGTGAGCTCGCGGACGACACGCTCCTGCTGGGCATCCCGGACGGCAACACCCCGGGCTACCGCACCACCGTCACCCGGCAGGAGGGCCTCGGCCGGCCCCGGCTCGTCGAGGCGTGGGAGGTGCACTGCCTGCTCTCGCTGGCCTCGGCCGCCGAGACGATCCCCCAGCTGCGCGCCCGGGCGTCGAGCCTCCTCGGCTCGCTCGACGACACGCTGCGCGCCGACGTCCGCTCCGACGGCGTGTGGGACCGCGCCGGCTTCGGCAACAGCGACATGTCGTGGATCCCGCTGCAAGGCCCCACGGGCGCCACGCTCGCGGTGCTCTTCTCCCTCGAGGGCGAGTCGCTGCTGTGAGCGACGAGGTGCTCGACCTCTCGGAGGTCCGCAGCCTTGCCCGGCGGTTGGCGACCATCCCGAAGGAGTTCCGCGGCGAGACCCGCAAGGCGATCCGCACCGTCGGCCAGGAGATGCTGCGCGACGGCCAGCGCAACGCCGCGTGGTCCTCGCGGATCCCCGGCTCGATGACCATGCGCGTCAGCTTCGCCGGCCGCCGCCCGGGCGTCTCCGTGCGCGCCTCGCTCAAGAGCGCCCCGCACGCACGCGTCTACGAGGGCATCCTCGGCGACACCTTCCGCCACCCCCTCTACGGCCGGGACGTCTGGTTCTCCCAGCAGGCCCGCCCGTACCTGCTGCCCGCCGTCCAGGCGGCCAACGAAGCCCTCGTCGAGGACATCACCCGCATCGTCGACGAGATCCACCGCAAGGCGGGACTGCTCTGACCGAAAGGAGACGGCCATGAGCCGCCAGCTCGTCGAGATCTACCACCCCAAGACCAAGGCCACGTCCACCGTCGACGCCCGCAGCGTCGACATCTGGAAGCGGTCCGGCTGGACCACCGACGTCCCGAAGGACGCGCACGACGGCACCACGAACGTGCTGGGCGACGGTGCGACCGTGGCCGGGACCGACCTGCCGGGCGAGGACGCCTCGGTGAACGACCTGCGGGAGTTCGCCAAGGCGCACGACGTGGACCTCGCCGGCGCCCGCGACAAGGCCGGCATCCGTGCCGCGATCGACACGTGGGCGGCCGAGCTGCCCACCGCCAAGGCCGCGCCCGTCGACGGCGACGACACGTTCGTCCCGCCGAGCGAGACCCAGGAGCCGTCGGCGCCCGCCACGGCTACCTCCTGACCCCGGCTGAGCCGGACCCCCAACCCGCCGTCCAGCCCAGCGAGAGGACACCACCATGACGGCTCTGCCCACGACCGAGCGGTTCTTCGCACCGGAGATCAGCAAGGCCTTCTTCGCCACCGCGCTCGCCGACCCCGAGGCGTACACCCGCGCCGAGGTCGACGCCTCGACCGACCTGACCGACGAGATCGCCGACCTCGCCGGGTGGAACGTCACCTCCGCCATGATCGCGACGCCCGACCTCGGCTCGCGGTTCAACAAGCAGATCGGCGGCCGCACCTCGGCCGACGCCTCCACGATCACGTTCTACGCCTCGCGCAACGGCGACGACGTCCGCAAGGTGCTCCCCCGCGGCACCCGCGGCTACGTCATCTTCATGGACGGCGGCGACGTGCCCGCCCAGCCCTCCGACGTCTTCCACGTCGAGGTCACCTCGGTCGGCAAGGTGCGCACCGTCGGCGACTCGGCGTTCCAGATCACGATCAGCTTCGCGATCCTCAACGCGCCCGCCGAGGACGTCGCGATCCCGGCTGCCGCGGCTGGTGCCTGACGTGGGGCTCAGGGACCGCCTCGCGGCAAAGAAGCGCCGCACCCTCACCGTGCCGGTCCAGGTCTCCTCGGAGGACCCTGGGCCGGCACGGGAGGACTACGCCCGGGCGCAGCGGATGCTCGACATCACACAGGCGTTCAAGCCCGCCGCCGAGGAGCAGGAGGCGCACGACCGGCGCCTCGCCGCCGCCCAGCAGAAGCGCGACGAGGCGCTCGCGGTGTTCCGCGAGCACTACGTCGAGGTCGAGTTCGTCGCCGGCCCGCCCGAGGACGTTGAGCGGATCCTCGAGACGCACGCGACGAAGGACGGCGCCTACGCCATCGAGTCGCTGCCCGAGCTCGCGGCGCTGTGCGTCGTCGAGGAGGACCTGCGCGACCCACAGTGGTGGGCCGCACAGTTCACCAGCGGCGCATGGGCCAAGGGCGAGCGCGACGGGCTGTGGCTCGACCTGCTCAAGCTCAACACCAACGCCCCGCCGGAGCACCTCCCAAAAGACTGAGCCGTGACGGGCTCTACGCGGCCCGCATGGCCTACTGCGGGCCGCGTGGGATCCCGCTGAGCACGTTCCTCGGCTGGGACCAAGCCGACCAGGACGCCGCCCTCGCCTGGCAGCAGTACGAGGCGTCGCGGTGCCCGAAGTGCGGCACCCACCCCGAGGAGGGACGCCGGCACTTCCACGTCGACGTCTGTCCAACCTGCGTCGACCTGGAGAAGGTCAGCGCATCCGAGGACGCCAAGGTCCGCGGCGCCCACGTCTCCCCCGCGCACGGCTCGCGCGGGGAGTGCCCGCGCTGCCTCGCCGAGGTGCAAGCCAACGCCGTCTGACGACCCGAGGGGGTGACCCGTGGCCAACCCCCGTGACGTCAACGTGCGGGCGTCGCTCGACCCGTCGAGGTACGAGGCGGGCGCCGAGCGCGTCACGTTCCAGACCAAGCAGATGCTGCGCGAGCAGGAGGCTGCAGACCGCAAGTGGCGGTCGATGCAGGCCGCGCACCAGGCTGCGCTGGACGAGGAGGGCCGCCGGCAGGCCAAGGCCGCCCAGGCCGTGCAGGAGGCTGAGGAGAAGCGCGCCCAGGCCATGGAGCGCACCGGCCAGGCGGCCGCCGTCATGGGCGGCGCGATCCTGGCCGGCCTCGGCATGTCGGCCCGCGTGGCGATCTCCTGGGAGTCAGCGTGGGCGGGCGTCACCAAGACCGTCGACGCCACGCCCGAGGAGCTCGCGGCCGTCGAGGAGGGGCTTCGCAGCCTCGCCAAGACGCTGCCGGCCTCGCACGAGGAGATCGCGGCCGTCGCCGAGGCCGCCGGCCAGCTGGGCGTGCAGTCTGGCGCGATCGTCGGCTTCACCAAGACGATGATCGACCTCGGCGAGACCACGAACCTGTCCGCCGACGAGGCGGCCACGTCGATCGCGCAGATGGCCAACGTGATGGACGCCAGCCTGCTGCAGTCCGGCGACGGCGTGCAGCGGCTCGGGGCCACCCTGGTCGCGCTCGGCAACGCCGGCGCGTCCACCGAGGCCGACATAATGGCCACCGCCCAGCGGATCTCCGGTGCGGGCAAGCTCGTCGGCGCCACGTCCGCCGAGGTCATGGCGCTTGCCTCGGCTCTGACGAGCATGGGCATCACCGCCGAGCTCGGCGGTGGCGTCGCGTCCCGCGTGCTGCAGGACATCTACTCCGCCGTGGAGGACGGTGGCGAGAAGCTCGACGCCTTCGCGAGCGTGGCCGGTGTCAGCGCCGAGCAGTTCGCCCAGGCCTTCCGCGAGGACCCGGTCCGCGCCCTCGGCCTGTTCACCACCGGCCTCAACGGCGTCGAGGCCTCCGGCGGCAACGTCGTCAAGACGCTGTCCCAGCTGGGCTTCAAGTCGTCCGAGGAGCAGCGCGTCCTGCTGCAGCTCAAGGGCGCCAACGACCTGCTGGTCGACTCCCTCGACCTGGCCAACGAGGCCTGGGACGACAACACCGCGCTGATCGACGAGGCCAACAAGCGCTACGCCTCCACCGAGGCTCAGGTCGAGATCGCCCGCAACGCGCTCAACGACGCGGCGATCGACATCGGCGCCTCGTTCCTGCCAGTGATCGCCGGCGCGGCCGAGAACGTCGCCGACCTGGCGCAGTGGTTCGCCGACCTGCCCGCCTGGGCGCAGGGCACCATCACCGCCCTGGGCACCATCGCGGGCGTGACGGCGGGCGCCGGCGGGGCGCTGCTGCTCCTGACGCCCCGCGCCAAGGAGACGTGGACCGTCCTGCGCGAGGGCGGGCTCATCAGCGATGGACTCGCCACCAAGCTGCAGCGCGTGGCCCGGACAGCCACCCGCGTCGGCGTGGCCGCCGGCGGGATCATCACCCTCGGCACGGCGCTGGCCCAGCTCGCCGAGGCCTCCTACATGGAGCGGATCGACACCGGCATGGGCCGGGTGGCCAAGGCCGTCATCGAGGCGGACTCGGCCGCGAACGCCGCCTCGCTCGACGACCTATTCCGGGACCGCAACGGCGACCCGCTCATCAACAACGTCGACGACCTCGACTCCGCCCTGCGGCGCACCTTCGACCGGACCTGGGACGAGTCGTTCAACGACTGGGGCTCGGGGATCATCAACACGATCACCGGCATCGAGGGCTCCACCCAGATCCTCGAGAGCGCCTGGGGCCGCTGGGACCAGCAGCTGTCCGACCTCGTCAACGGCGGCAACGCCGACATGGCCGCCGAGAGCTTCGACATCCTCGCCTCGCGTGCCGAGGACCTGGGCATCAGCACCGACGAGCTCAACGACCTCTTCCCGCTGTACGAGGACGCGCTCGCCGGCGCCGACGCCCAGCAGGCCACGACCGCGACGTCCGCCGAGGCGCTCGCGGCCGGGGTCGGCGAGGTGGCGCCGGCGACCGAAGAGGCCTCCGAGGCGCTCGAGGACTGGCGGGACATGGTCTCGGACGCCTACCAGTCGTTCATCGACCTCGGCGGCGCCTACCAGGGCGTCATCGACAAGAACCGGGAGCTGGCTGAGCGCACCGCGGAGGACACCGAGTCGGCGGAGGACTCGTGGACGGACTACTACGACGGCGTGTCGGTGAGCGCATCCGACTACATCGGACAGCTCGAGGCACAGGTCGAGGCGCAGGAAGCCTGGGCCACCAACATGTCGGAGATCTCCGGGCGGCTCGCGGAGAAGATGCCTGCGGACATGCAGGGCGCCGCGCAGGCGATGATCGACGAGCTGGTGGAGCTTGGCCCCGAGGGCGCCGCGCAGGTCCAGCTGCTGCACGACATGTCGGACGAGGAGCTGGCGAAGGTCGTCGAGCTGTACGACCGCAAGGGTGCAGCCTCCGCGGGGGCGTTCGTGTCCGAGGTGGAGTCGCACCGCGACCCGATCCTCGACGTGCAGGACGACGCCTCGGAGAAGATCGCCGCCGTCCGCGAGCAGCTGCTGAAGCTGCCAGACGAGACGACGATCAAGGTCACCACCGACACGCGGGTGACAGGCCCCGGCATGACGACCGGTGGCCTGCCGTGGGGTGACGGCGAGGGCGCGGGCTGGACCGGCAAGCTGCCGCGCGGCGTGGCTCAGATGTCGCAGGCCGTGAAGTCGATGGACCCGCTTGCACGGATCACGTCCGGCTACCGGCCGGGCGCGATTACGGCCACCGGCTACCCCTCCTACCACGGCATGGGTCGGGCTATCGACATCGTCTCGCCGAACATGGGCCGCACCTGGGACATCTTGCGGCGTGCGTTCGGCACCCAGGCCAAGGAGCTGTACTACACGCCGCGTGGGTTCATCCGCAACGGCCGGCTCACTACCGACGTTGCACCGGTCACCCGCCAGACGCACTACTCGCACGTGCACCTGGCGCTGGCCTCCGGCGGCCGCCTGCCGGGTCGCCCCCCGGCGAACCCTCGCGAGGACAACCTCCTCGGTGTGGACGAGCACGGGATGCCGTTGGCGCGGGTGCGATCGCGCGAGTGGGTCATCAGCCAGCCCGCCTCGGACTACTACGGCGACCGGCTCATGTCCGCCATCAACGAGCGGCGAATCCCCAAGCAGCTGCTACAGCAGCAGCTGCCACGGCTCGCCGGCGGCGGCGTGACCGCACCAGAACGGCTCACACCCCCGTCTGCCCCGTCCCTCGACCCCAGCGTCTCCCGCGCCCTCGCAGCATCGGCGACGCCCGTCCAGGTACAGGCGAACGTCACCGACGTCGTGGCCCGCATGGACCCGAGCGACTTCCGGGCGCTCGCGGCCGACCTCGTCCGCGTTGCGGACGCGATCGCGTCGGGCGCCTCGTCGCGCTCCATCAACCAGGTGCTGCAGGCCAAGCGCGGAGCCGATCGCGGAGGGAAGTATGGCAACGGATGACGTCGTCTCCCCCGAGTTCGAGCTCGGGGGCTACCGGATTGGTGGGCCCTCTGGCGAGTGGGACGTCGTCGAGTGGGACGCCGGCGAGCTGCAGCAGCAGGCCCAGGACGAGGTCCTTGACGGTCGGACGTTGTTCGGCCGCGACACCGCGATCCCGCCGATATGGGTGCTGCAGCTGCGCGCCAATGCCTCCGACGAGCAGGGCGCCCAGACGCAGGCGGCCAACCTGGCCTCCGCGTGGCGCCCTGCTCAGCTCGAGATGCCGGGCGCCGACGTTGCCCTGCGGTATCGGTATCTGGGCCGGTGGCGCCGGATCTATGGCCGCCCCCGCCAGATTGGGGTCCCATCGACGGGCCCGCTGTCGTGGGCGGGTCGCTCCGAGGTGCCGGCTGCGTTCCAGCTGTCGGAGGCGCTGCACTTCGACGACGCCGAGCAGTCGGTGTCGTTGACGTCGATCCCGCCGACGGTGGGCGGGCTGGTGGCGCCGATCGTCGCGCCGATCACCACGGCGAAGAACAGCGAGGTGGCGGCCGGCTCGATCGCGGTCGGCGGCGACACCGAGACGCCGCTGCGGGTGGTCTTCCGCGGCCCGATCACGGACCCGTGGATGACCGTCGGCGGTGTCCGGATCGCGCTGTCCGGCCGGATCGCCGCCGGCCAGACCGTCACCGTCGACGCCCGTGCCCGCACCGTGCTGCGGCAGGACGGCGGGTCGGTCGCAGGAATGCTCTCGCGCACCGCCCGCATGGGCCAGCTGCGCCTGCCGCCGGGCACCCACGCGGTGCGCTACGGCGGCACCGGAACCGCCCGGGCCACCGTGGCCTGGCGCAACGCGTGGAGGACGCTATGACGTTGAACAGCAAGCCGTGGCTCATCGGCGGCGGAGTCGAGCACCCCGTCGAGGTCGGGCGCGCCCTGGCGCACATGGCGACGATGGGCGCCTCGGGCGTCGGCACGCCGCGCTCGCTCAAGGTGGTCACGACCACGGTCCCGGGCAACAACATCCGGGTCAACGAGGGCATCGCGGTGGCGGCCTCGGCCTACGGCGGTGGGCTGCTGGAGTCGTACATCCTGTGGGGCGACAGCCACACCGACGTCGAGGTGACGCCGACCGGCTCCGGCGCGCGCTCCGACCTCGTGATCGCGCGCATCCGCGACCCGCAGCACGAGGGCACGTGGCCGGCCGACCCGCAGTCCGGCGACTACGCCTACATCGACATCATCGAGGGCGTGCCGGCGAACACCAACGGCACCCGTGGGCTGGGCCTGACCTACCCGTGCGTGGCGCTCGCT